CCTTGATGGTATCGGACAGACATTCGGTGGAGCACGTACAACTCGTGTTCTCGGAATTGAAGTTCAGGAAGTTCCTTACTACCCAGCAGGCTATATCGATTTGACATTCCCTGCAAACCGTGTATGGGGATTCCAAAGAGACATCGTTGTAAACCGTGAGTACGTAGCAAAGAAGGACACAATTGAATACACAGTATTCGTCCGCTTTGGTATTCAATGGGAAGAAGAGGATGCAATTGCATTCGCTGACGCTGCTGCAGATGCATAATCTGTAAACAGTATCTTTAATGGGGGGCGGGAGTTCACTCTCCTGTCCCCCTTAATACTTTAATGATATAATACAAACAAGGAGGATACAATGGAAAATAATAATTACAATCAGCCATTTTCATCACATGATGAAGAGCCTGTATATGTCGAAGCCCCAGTGGTAGAGGCACCAGCAGAGCCAGTAGCAGAGCCAGTTGTAGAAGCACCAGTTGTCGAGGCAGTAGTCGAAGCACCTGCAGCAGTTGAGCCAGTTCAAGCACTAGGCTTTACAGAGACAGGTGCTATTGGATCAATGGCAGCAGACGGACCAACCAAGGAAATTAACTTAGATGTTAACCTTTCAGGAAAAGTAGCACTTTATTCAACAAAAAGCGTTCGTTGGGAAGAAGTTGGAACTCTTAATAGAGGGTACAACATCGTAACACAAAAGCAAGCAGACAAGTGGCTTACAAGATCACATGTTCGCACTGCTACACCAGAAGAAGTTAAAAAGGCTTTTGGATAATTATGGAAATATTGAGAGTTCCGCCATACGCTAACATACCAGTTATGTACACAATCCCTACAGGTGTAGTGGACGAAGATGTAACTGTCACTGTTACCGATTTGGCGGACCTTTCAATTTCTACATTAGAATTTGACGAACTTTCAACGGGAGACACAGTAACAATAAACCTTCCTGGAAGATATGACTCTGACTATAGAGTAGAAGTTATTATTGACGGAGACATTGTTTCTGACACCACATACGAGATAGTTAGGCCATATGTAAACCCAACTACAAAGGGAGATACGGCCTCAGACATTTCTGCCTATGCAGATAACGAAGAATTGGCAAGAGCAATTATTGACTCAATAGTTGGAGAAGGATTTTATTATAAGAAAAAGGTTTTAAATTTTACAGGAACTGGATCAGACTACCTGCCTATCTGGGATGATGTAAAAAAGGTTTTAGCGGTATATGAAAATAACAAATTGGTAACAGACAGAGAATATGAAGTAACATCTGACAAGACAGCAATTGTTGAAAAGTCAACAGACAACATTAACCGTGCAGAGTCAGCCCCACTAGTATTACCTGCAGCGTCTTCTGATTCTTTAGACCCACAATTTATTTATAGAGGATTTGGAAAAACTTGGGACTACAGAATAACCGTTGAATACGGACACACATCTGTTCCATCAGATATTGTTAAGGCAACAGAGATGCTTGTCCATGATATAGAGTGTGGCAAGTTAGATTATTACAAGAGATTTATTTCTTCATACAACACAGATCAATACAGAATTCAATTTGATAAAGGTTTATTCGAAGGAACAGGAAATATACTTGTAGACAAGATACTCTCGAAGTATACTAAGTCTATTACAAAACTTGGGGTGTTGTAATGGCTATTTGCGAAACACCAGACTTCACGTTCCCAATGCAGGGATCTGTCTATCACCCAATAGTCGAACAAGGTGACTTTGGAGCAATCAAAAAACAGTGGATATTAGACAGAGTATTTGCCTGTAGTTTTTCATCTGGCGGTACATCATTTAAAGAAGAAGTAAAGCCTAATGTAAACATTACACAGAACTCAATTCTTATAGGAAGATCAAAGTCTGACCTAAGAATATCCTCTCGTGACAACAAAAATTCTTTAACAAATATTTTAATAACAGACATTAAAGATCAAGAAGGAAATCTTATTTACATTGAAACTTCTGGACCAAGATCTGGAAAAGGGACCTTGTTTGAAATAGCAACTTATGAACCGTTTGTTGGTCCATTTGGAGTAGTTGAATCTTACAAGTTAGTAATTAGAAGATCAGAAAATCAAACAGGTGATGTTTAATGTTAAAACTAGTAATTGATAGCAAGCAATTTAAAAAAGAAATGAACAATATCATGGAGTATTCAGTCGGGTTCTTAGATGGCGTACAAAAAGGAAAGATGGAGTTCTACCTATCATTGGCACCAAAAGTTTCTGAGTTAGCAGCACAGTTTGTTGACGCAAATGCCAGGATGTCTCCAGACCTGCTTCATCATGTTTATGAGTGGCAAAGAACTGGAAGTCCAGAAGCAAGGTTGTTTGATTTAGACTACAAAGTTAGCAATATTGGAATTACTTTTACATCATCACTAAAGCAGTCGGTATCAATTAAAGAAGGATCAAATGTTCCGTTCTATAATAAAGCAAAGATTATGGAAGAAGGTATTGGTGTTACTATCAGACCAAAAAGAGCAAATGTTTTAAGGTTTGAAATTGATGGTACAGAGGTTTATACATCAAACCAAGTTCGTGTAGAAAACCCTGGAGGACAGACACAGGGTCAGTTTGAAAATGTGCTTAATAATTTCTTTGGTGTTTATTTTAGGCAATCCTTTTTAAACTCAAGTGGTCTTTTGCAATACTTTAAGTATCCACAAGCCTATAAGAAAAATATGATATCTGCAAAAAGAGGCGGTAGGTCTTTAGGCTTAAAGACTGGTTATCGTTGGATTGCTAAAGCGGGGGTAGGTTCATAATGGCTCTTATTCATCATCCACCAACAATTATTAATAAATATCTTGCAGCAAACATAGACCCTGGGTTTGGCGCTCAAGGAACAACGTATTTTTTCCCAACTTTGCCAACACAGATTGATGCATTAACTGAGACATTCCCAGACAGTAATGAGGTTTTTGCTGTATATGACAGAATGTTTAAAATGAGAAGAACCCCATTCCCATACATTAAATGTGAGCAACTTCTATATTATTTTTATGCTACAGGAGAAAATGCTACAAGCAAAATGGTCGTAACTCAGCAACAAGTAAGTGACCTACTTGATAACGGAGACGACTCGGCAAAAGATCTAAATGATTGGGCATCAGCAAACTTAGACTATGACACGATAGACTCAAAGCCATGCTTCTTCCACAACTTTAAGATATATCAACTAGAAGAAACTAGAGATATAGTAGACTTTGGCACAGCCCGTACTTATGCGGGGAATAAGATAATCATCGACTATGACTGGCATCCACTAGAACTACCAGTGTAATAAAAACCCTGTATAATTGATCTGAGGAAACAACCCCCTTTTAATAAAATGAAAGAGGTGAGATATATGGCATACAGCCGTGGTTCAAGTAGTAACATCATCGTAGGTGCAGCAGCACTATTTACGCATGATGCAGGTCCAATCGGATATGATTCAGCAAGTGGAGCAATTACTGATACTCAAGCAGCATCAGATCTTCCAGTGTTTACAGCATCCGCAACATCTTACAAGGACACATTGTCAACAGACAATGCATACACAAACGTAGGATATACAACAAATGGTTTGGAACTCGCATTCCAACCAGATTTCGGCGAAGTAGCAGTAGATCAACTTCTCGACGTTGCTCGTTTATTCAAGCAAGGTATGACAGTTAATCTAAACACTGCATTCGCAGAAGCAACACTAGAAAATCTTCTAGTAGCAATCGCAGCAGATGACTCAGATCTAACATCAGCATCAGGAGTTTCACAACTCAAGATGTCTGCTGGTGATATCGGAGACGTTCCGCTAGAGCGTGGACTCGTAGCAGTAGGACCAGGTTCTGGTTCTTCTCTAGAGCCAAAGGAAAGAATTTATGTTGCATACCGTGCACTCTCAATCGAGAGCGTAACAGTATCAGCAAAGCGTGATGAGGCTTCAATGTTTGAAGTATCATTCCGTCTTCTTCCAAACGACAATGCATCATACGGAAAGATCGTAGATCGTTCCCTAGAAGCATAATACAACTTAATATATGAGAGGCTCAATCCTTCGGGGTTGGGCCTTTCTGTTTGGTATACTTATATAGTGCCTACAGAAATATACAAAACCTCTATAATTGAACTCTTTGATGGAACAGAGTTGTACATCACTCCATTAAAAATAAAATACTTAAAGTTGTTTTTAGAAGAATTTGAAAATGTAAAAACATCAAAAAATGATGATGAGGCAATTAACTATTTGTCTAAGTGTGCAACAATAACCATGAGGCAATACTATCCAAGCATAAAGACTCAAGAGCAGTTAGAAGACAATATTGACATGCCAACAATCTATAAACTGTTAGACTACTCTGCTGGTATTAAAATAAATGAAAAATCTGAAGAGCCAGTAAAAGAACAAGCAAAAGAAAGTGGTTCTACTTGGGATGAGTTAGATTTAGCAGAGTTAGAGGCTGAAGTATTTTTGCTGGGGATTTGGAAAGACTATGACGAACTAGAATCATCTATGTCAATGCCAGAGATAATGGCAACTCTTAAGGTAAAAAGAGATCTCGACTATAGTCAGAAAAAGTTTTTGGCTGCTATGCAGGGTGTTGATTTAGATAAAGCCAGTGGTAAAGAAAATGCCTGGGAAGACATGAAGGCTAAAGTTTTTAGTGGTGGTAAGGCCGTAGATGGAAAAGACATCCTTGCACTACAGGGAAAGAATGCAGAAAAGGCTGGGTTTGGAATTGGTATGGGTCTTGATTACGAGGTTTATGATTAGAAAAAATATGACTCCGCTATGGTATAATTAACTAAACCTTATAAGGAGGAACCATGGCTGACAAGCCTTTAATCAAGAAAACAATCACACTAATAGATGGAACAGAGATTGCGGTAAGACCTCTCAAATTGTCACTACTTAGACCTTTTATGGCTAAGTTTGCATTACTAGCAGAGGCATCAGACGACAATGATAAGTCAATGGATATTCTTATTGACTGTGCACAAATTGCAATGAAACAATTCAAGCCAGAATTGGCAGAAGATAAGGCAGGGTTAGAAGAACTTCTAGACCTTCCTACAGTTTACGAAATTATTGACGCAGCATCAGGTGTTCCTAACAACGATGCAAGCGCAGTATTAACTTCGTTAACTAAATAAAACAAAGAGGTGTTTGAGAATTGGCAGATGTAAACTCTAATATAAATATTAATTTTAATACGGCTGCCGCTCTTGCACAACTTCGTCAACTACAGGCAGGCCTCAGTAAGTTTCATCAAACACTTGCTGAGGGTAACCTGGCTGCTGCAAATGCTCAAAAAGGCTTAAACGCCCAACTACTACAATCTGTTGGGGCAACTGGAAAATTCTCTGCAAGCCAAGTAAAGGTTGCAGGAAGTACCCTAGCATTTACCTCTGCTTTAGAAAAAAACAAACTATCACTTCGTGAGTACTATAGATACACTATGGCAGCAGCAACTGCCAACACCCGTGTTATGGGTAAGGCTTTTGCACAAGAGCGAGAAATTATTAATCGTGCACGTAGAGACAGAGTAAAAGCACTACAATCACAATACATCCAAATGAACAAGGCCAATGCTGGCTTTATGGATGCAATTAGAATTATGCCTAAAAGCCTTCAAATGGCTAGTGGAAAATTTACGGAACTTGGAACAAGAATTCAGTATGCTGCACAAAGACAGCAGTTCCTTAATCAACTATTAAAGCAGGGATCTACACAACTACTCAACTTTGGTAAGAATACTCAATGGGCAGGCCGTCAGTTGATGGTTGGTTTAACAATGCCTTTGGCTTTATTTGGTGCAGCAGCAGCAAAAGCATTTAAAGATTTAGATGCTGAGATTGTAAAGTTCCGTCGAGTGTATGGAGATGCTTTTACAAATGATGCAGAAGTCAATGAAGCAGTTGAAAACATAAGAAGATTAGGAAACGAATATACAAAGTATGGAGTTTCTGTAACAAAGACAATGGAGATGGCAGCAACCGCTGCAGCAGCAGGTTTTCAGGGAGATGCTTTAACAGCACAAGTTGAAACAGCAACAAAGTTGTCAGTCCTGGGTCAGATAGAACAACAGCAGGCACTTGAAACTACAATATCTTTGCAAAGCGCATTTGGAATTTCTAGCGAAGATCTTGCAAAGAAGATTGACTTTCTTAACGCAGTTGAAAACCAGACACTATTATCTATTGAAGATTTAACAATTGCAATTCCAAAAGCAGCACCAGTTGTAAAGCAACTGGGAGGAACAGTAGAAGATCTTGCATTCTTCCTAACAGCAATGAAGGAAGGTGGAATTAATGCATCAGAAGGCGCTAACGCACTAAAGTCTGGTCTTGCATCTTTAATTAATCCATCTAAAAAATCAGCAGCATTCCTCGCTGATCTTGGAATTAACATTCGTGGAATTGTTGAAGGAAATTCTGGAGACATTAAGGCAACAGTTGTTGGCTTTGCTCAAGCACTTGACACACTAGATCCCCTTAATCGTGCTCGTGCAATTGAACAGTTATTTGGTAAGTTCCAGTTTTCACGTTTATCAACACTGTTCCAGAATGTAACAAAAGAAGGAAGCCAGGCATCCCGTGCTTTTGATCTAGCAGGATCATCAATAGAAGAGTTAGCCGTTTTATCTGAACGAGAAATGAAAAAGATAGAAGACTCTACTGGAGTTAAGTTTCAGGCAGCCATAGAAAAGTTTAAGCAAGAAATCATGCCTTTAGGAAAAGCATTCCTTGAAGCCTTAACCCCAATTGTTAAGTTTTTTGGAGGATTGTTTGAAAAGTTTAACGGCCTCAGTGATCAAACCAAAAAAGTTGTTGCAACTATTATTGGTGTCGTAGCAGGCTTAGGACCAATCGTTCTTATGACATTTGGTTTACTTGCAAACGGTGTTGCAAATGTTATTAAATTCTTTGCAATGCTTCGTGGTGGTATTGCTAAACTAAATGGACAAACATCTGTAATGGGTGCAGGGTTTAACTATATGACTCAAGAGCAGATAGAATCTGCTACAGCATCTCAGCAACTTCATCAAACACACACCAGACTAATCGAAGTATTTAATGTTGAAAAAGCATCTGTAAATAACCTTGCTGCATCTTATCATGCTTTAAGCACACAGATGAGATCAATGGCATCACAAAATCCAGCATTGTTTGCTGGAGGACTTGGGGGAGCAAAAGTAGCAGCAAGTAAGTTGCCACCAGTTAGAAAATACATAGATGGCGTTATAAGCGTACCAGGTCCAAAGGGTGCAGGAGATGTTGTGCCAGCAATGCTTTCTCCTGGAGAAGCCGTCATTCCTACAGAAACAACAGATAAGTACAGAGGGTTAATCACAGCAATGTTCCAGGACAAGGTTCCAGGATTTATGGCTGGAAGACTTCCTGGAGGACCAGGTAGAGGAATTCCTTTATCTTCAGGACCAGAGGCAGTTAGAAAAGCACAGCAAGCAAAGTACACAAGACAAAGTGATGCACGTCAAGGGTACGATGGGCCACACCCAGAAAGAAAAACTGGTCCAGTATTTGTTGGAATGCCAAAGACCTTTAAAGAAGCGTCACAGTCTAGACAAATGCTTGACAAGATTTCTGAAAGAACAAGTCTTGGAATATTTGGGACAATGCCACCTTCAAACTTTGGAAGAAAACTTCAAGGGTTTAAAGGATACAGTTTTCCTGACACATCAATTGGCGGGGTATATAGAAAACCTAATGGAAAAGTTGTAGTAATAAAGCCAACAGTAAGCGCAGATACTGCCCTAGCAGAAGTCCGTATGGCTGAGATTGAGGCTGCAAGAGGAATGATTGTTCCAAAGCAACAGATAAGAACAATGATAGATCCAACAGATCCTACAGGACAAAGAAAGTTTATTGTCCTTGAGTCTCCATATGATAGAAGATTTGTGGACATGGATGGTAAGTTTTCAAAAGGTGACATGGTTAAGCAGTTGGTTGGTTCAACACTAAGAGGAGACAAAGACTTACAAAAGTCAAATGTATCTGGAAATAGAGTACCAGATCTGAGCAATGCTGGAGTATTTGATAGAGCGTCTGGTCTTAGAGAATACGCTGATGTAATGCCAAGTATGAAAGAGCAAGCAATGATTAATCTTCTTGCGGTAAAGGGTCGTGCAAGAAAAGACTTTGCCCTATCAACTGCGCCTATTGCAGCAAAGATGACTCCCAAGGAATATGACGACGCAATTAAGGGAGAAATTAATAGAACTATTCCTATAGTAGAAAGAATTATTAAGTCTTGGAATCTAACCCCAGATGAGCAAATAGTGTATGGAAAAATGCTTGATAGGCTTAAGGCTGGAGCAAAAGTAGAGTGGGATCAATTCCAACCAATTCATGCTCGTGCTGGGCAGGGCATTGTAAAGGCAGATGATGGAATTGGTTCAGGAGCAAAGGGTTCAATTGTTCAAAAACAAATAGAAAAATACTTAATTGGATCTGATGATATTAAAACTAAGCAGATTTCTGATTTATCAGAAAGTGTAGAGAAAGAATTTGCATCAAAAGTTAAAGAACTTAAAGCACGGGGTGAAGCACAGGTTGGTGGCACTTCAGCAGAAAATAGAGCAAGAATAGTACAAGCAGCATGGAATGGTGATGTAGTTCCTCTGCCTCCTTCTGGCAAAGATAAAAATTGGAGTGCCAGACAGACAATGTTCCAGAACGAAATTCGAAGCATGATTCCGATCAACGTTGATGGTGTAACAAAGTATCTTCATCCAGATGATATGGACTCATTTAAGTCAGATCCTGACCACAGAGCAAAATATGCTAGAACAAGACAGGAAGTAATTGATAACGTTTTATACAGAATGGGTGTTATTCCAAATAAAGATGGCGTTTTTGTTGATAAGGGAGGGTTTAAGGGAAGGTTTGCAAATAAAACAGAATTTGCAAAAGACCTAAGATCAAGCAACAAAGAAGCAGGTGGTGGCATTAACATGACAAGCAAAGTTGTTAAACCATTTGCAAAAGAAGAAATCAAAGAATACAATGCAAGAGTAGGAAATCCTCTTAAAACACAAACAGGACAATGGATGCTTGCTAATGGCTGGTCTCCAGATGAAGTAAGAGATAGATTAAAAGAAAATCTTTCACACATAGAAAAAGAAGTTACTGGCTCAACCGCTGGCGCAGAAAAGATGAAGACTGGAAAAGCACTTTATGATGCAAGATTATTAAATAATTATCTAAATGCAGACAGAAGAAGTTCTAATATTCTTGCTTGGAATGGAACTGGACCTAATAATATTTTAGGATTATCAGATACAGAAATAGAAGAATATAAAAAAGCAGCAGCATTTATGGAAAGAGAACGCCATCCACAGAATCCACAAGAAAGAGCCCTTCTTTCTAAAGCCGTAGAATTAGATCAAAAAGTTATCGAACATAAGAGTAAAGGCAATTATGTTCCATCAAACTTGCTTATACAAGATCAAAGAGTTCCTAAAGCATTACAAATGTTATTAAAAGATCCTAAGATACAGCCAGGAAGATTAATAGACCTAGCAGCAACAACATCAGATAAGGTTTTTGTAAATCCTGGTAATGAGTTTAAGGTTAACACGAAGTCTGGAAAAGAATCAAAACTAACACAGGCTAACACTAATAAACCACCTGCAAATGCAAAGCCAAGCAGCGGAAGCATTAGAGATACCAGAACAACATCTCTAGGGGCACACGAAACAGTTGCAACAAGAAGACAACTTATGAATTTCCGCAGAGGATTTACACCTCCGCCTGGATTCTCTATGCCTGGTATGGTTTATGGAGATCCAAGACTAGACCAACAATCAACAAGAGGGGGTTCACTAAGCAAGGCAGCACAAGGAAGAGTCACTAATGCTATGCAAAAGCAAGCACAACTCCTAAAACAAAGAAACAACTTGACTCAAAAAGAAATAAACCAAGCACTAACCCAATACAGAACAAGGCTTATTGCTGCTGAAGTTGAAAAAAGAAATCAGCATGAAAAGCAAAAAGCAATGGCTGATGAAAAAAGACAAAGAGCACAATCATCTCAAACCGCAAAAGAAATTGCCAGACAAGAAAAAGCAGATGCAAAGAGAGATATCAAAGAAAAAAGAATGGCTCGCCAGCAAAAGATAGGTGGCATGTCAGGTGGACTATCAATGGGCCTTGGAACTGCAGGTATGGGTCTTATGATGGCTGGCCAGCAAACAGCAGGTATGGCGGTAATGGGAGCATCTGCAGTTGCAGGTCTAGCGCCAATGTTTGCGGGAATGGGTCCAGGAGGGTTAATTGCTACAGGAGTTGTTGCAGTCGGGGCAAGTTTGTGGGCTTTGGATAAGCATTTTGAAAATGCAGCAAAGAAGCAGGCAGAGTTTATTAGTTCGGTTTCTGCAACAACAAAAAAGATGGATCAAATTGGAGAAGTTACTGGCAAGGTCGGTGCTTCTCGTGCAATGGAGCAGTTCAGAAGCAAGGGATCTTTTGGTGACTATAACGATGTAAGCCGTGCAGGAACTCAATTTGGAGATACATTCTTAGAGTCTGAAGTTGGAAAAGAAATGGCTAAGGGCTTTGTTGATAACATGGCTCGTTTTGGATCAAAGCAGGCATCTCAAGACTTTGGTCTACAGTTAGCAACATACATTTCTGACGGGGTATTAACATCAGATCAAGCAGCAAGCATTGCAGAGCAAATAGGCGTTGAGTTAGGAAGCAGATCATATACAACAAACATCCAAGCAGAGGTTAGAAGTTTAGTAGGTCCAAACGGAGAAGACTTAGCAAAAAATGCTTTAACCGTAAGAACCAACTTAGTACAAGAAGCAAATAAAAGATCTGTAGCAGAACTAAATGCACTACAGCAAGGTGGCGGTAGGGATAATGCAGCAAGAGTTGCAGGACTTTCTTTAAATAATATTGAAATTGCCAGAGCACAAAACGATGCTACTGAATGGCAATATAAAAAACAAATTCAAATATTTGAAAAGCAATTGCTACAAACTACAGTACTAGAAAAGCAATTAGAATTAAAAACAAAAATTTCTGAACTTGAATCCAAGATGGAAGCAGACACAAAAGTAACAACGGACCTGCTTAACAAACAGATAAAAGCAGAAATGGATGTGTTTGCAAATAACATTCAAAAGAATAGAAGTGCACTCACCGCTTGGTTCCTTCCTGGAGACGATGAGGAAGACGCATACTTCACTGGACTGAAAGCAAGAGTTCAAGAAAGATTTAAAGACACATTCCCAGGGTTAACAGCACAACTTCAAAAAGACCTTGCGGGACTAAGCAACAGAACAGACCTAGGAATAAAAGGATTTACTGGTGGCCAGAAAGAGGCGCAACAGTTTGAAGTTTTTGCAAACCTTATGATGGGACAAGGTTTTACAAATCCTCAACAGTTTAAGGAGTTTATGACTCTTTATGCTGGTAACGAAGGAAAACTTTCTAAAGATCTACAAATTGCCGTAGATGCACAGGGCCCAGAAAAGGCATTTGAAATGCTTCAATTCTTTACAGAATATGCAGACAAGCCCTTTGCTCAAAAGATATATGCTGATATTATTACTAAAGATCCTAAGCAGTTTGATAAAATTGGAAAAGCATTAGCACAACTGTCAGTGCTAGATAGTAAAGAGGTAAATGTTGAGGCTTACCTTAAACTTGTAGGTGCTGATGGTTTAGAAAAATTAGCAAATGATTTAGCAATAATAGACAATATTCCAGATGTTACAACCAAAGAGGCAATCCTTAAGTATTTTGAACAGGGCTCTGGTAAAGGTATGGCTGGAATGGACAAGGCTGGACTTGAAACATTAATGGCTAAATGGAAGAATTGGGATAAACTTCCAGATGTAGCAAAGAAAGAAGCCATATCAAAATACAAAACAATTTATGAAACTGTATTTGCTGATGAAGCAGCCCGTATTGATTATGCACAAAAAATAGCAAGAGAAAAAGCAAATGCAGGGTCAGACGGCGGAAGACAAACTTATTTATATGAATTTATATATAGAAGTACATATGAAACATTAATGAAGGGTGATAAGAATCAACAAGCATCTGCCATTGCTTCTGCTGGTGCGTATGAATATGTTGGCGAAAAAGGAGTTGTAGACCCAAAGGTTCCAGGGGTAGTTCCAGATTCTTCAGGCACTGGCACAAAAGTTGATCCATATGCCAACCTACTAAAAAGATTAAAGGAAGTTAGAAACGCAGCCATTGATGCTAGTGGTGGAATTAAGGCTCTTAATAAGGCTCTAGCAGAAGGAAATGTAACCTCTGTTAAAAATAAATATCAGGGTATTGAACAGCAACTTCAAGGCAAGGGATATAACCAAGGCTTTATTGATTTTATTCAGGGGATGGATCCAAAAGAACAAGCAAAGTTTATGAGAACTGCTTCTAAGGCAACAAAGGGCAAGTACAAGGGCCAGGTTGTAAATCCATTTTCAAAAAAGCCAGCAGCCAAGGGTAAGACTCCTTTTAAGGCTGGACAAGTATTCTTAAGTGAAGATGCCAAAAGCATGGGTAGTGGGTTTGATGCTTTAGTAAGCGGAGAGTTTAACACTCAAGCAGACAGACAAATAAAAAGTTTAAAGTACCAAGAAGATGCATACAAGAAATTACGTGCTGCTGGCTATGATCATCTAACCTCACAAAAAATAGTTTCTGACGAGTACCTTGCTCAATCTATTTCTTTAGGCAAAATAACAACAGAAGAGATTGCAAAAAATGGAGTTCTTGCAAAAGAAATAGTTACAAGACAAAAGATTAATGGTTTAATCCAAAGCGGTAGAGACAAGATTAATGAACAAAACATGTATCTAGCAAAGTCAAAGACTGAAGTTTCTAAGGTACAAGAACTTCTAATGTTCATGGGTTCTAAAAATATTAAGTTTGGTGAAGGCGCAATAAGAGATATCCTTGGCGACCCAGAGACTTTGTCCGCTCTTATAATGGCGATGGATGATGTAAAGAATAATACTGAGGGCGCAGCCAAGGCAATGGAAGATTTGGTTGCTGGCGTAAAAGCATTAAAGGATAATTCTGATATTGAGTTAGCAATAAAGATTGTTACACAGACAGCCACCGAAACAGTAAGTATGGGTGCACAAGCAGCACAAAGAATAAATGATGCTCTTAAGGGTGTATATAAAAACTTAACTGCTTCTGAGTTGGGCAAAGTAACTTCGTTTAATCCAAAAACAAAGGTTACTAAAAATACTGGTGCTCAAGCAATTGAGAATGTAGGCAAGAGATATGCTGCTGCTGGTGCAACAGTTCCAAAGGTTGACCCAAATGCAAAGCCTGGTTCAAAAGGATTTGACTCAGCCGACACTGTAAGAAGTGTACAAAAAGAAAGAGCCGAATTAGGAAAAACTATTAGTATTGCTCAATCAAATGCTAATGCTGCTCAGCAAGCATATAGTAATATTATGGATTCTATTAGAAATGCAGACGAGAACTTAAGAAAAAATATAGATGGAATAACAGAAAGATATAAAACACAGGTTGGTGGACTTGACGATCAAAATAAAAAAATAAAAGATGCTGAAAAAATACTAGATGGATTTACAGAAAAGGAAGATGAACTTAATAAAAACAATGCTATGTACAGTAATGACTTAGCATTAATAGATAACTTGTCTGATGACATCAACAAAAAGTATGACAAGCAAGTAGAAGCCCTAGAGACTGTTAATAAGTTAAATGAACAAATTGCTCAAAGTCAGCAACAACAACTTGACCTAGCAGACGCTTTGTCTCAAGGTGACATAGCAGCAGCAGCCCGTGCAGCACAAGAAATGAGAGCAACATCTGCAGCAAACCAAGGCGATGCCATGATGCAGGGTCTTGAAAAATCAAGACAAGGCGAACTTGGCGCATTGGTTGGACCTGAAAGTGGAATGACCAGACTGCAGATTGAAAAAGAGCAGTTTAGAATTAGTCAAGAACTTTACAAACTTGAGACTCATCCAGATAGGAAAGCGGCTAATGAGGCTATAAAAGAGGCCAAGAAAGCAATTGCAAAACTTGAAGAAGATATGGCAGCAGAGATTGCAAAGGCTGAAGAAGACCATAAAGCAATTGTTGAAAGTTTAAAGGCAGCAGCAGAGAATGCGAAAAAGATAGCAGACGATGCAGCAGCAACTGTTAAGAGCCTGGAAGCAGAAGACACTGCACTAGCAAGCATTGAAGATTATTTAACTGCAATTGCAGAAGAAGCAGCAGCGCTTGATGAGTCTACAGGGTATACATTAGAAGATTACTTAGAAATGCTTGAAAAGATGCCAGACCTTGTAAAACTTGCACAAGACTATAAGGAAGCAATGGTAGCAGCAGAATTAGCATCAGGCAATATGAGTAAGAGTTGGACAGAGATCTTGGCATCCATTAATGCCCTTCCAGAAACAATTAACATTAAGTCTGTTCTAGATATTGTAGAAAATATAACTAGAAACATAACTGAATATATTACTACAGTTAATCTTAAATCTGGAGCAAGTAGTAGCAGCAGCAGTAGTAGCAGTAGTAGTAGCAGCACTGGCGGTGCACCAGGAAAAGCATGGCTAAAAGATGGCAATGGTGTTTGGATTAAACCAACTAAACCTTTTGGAGATTACGAATGGAATGATAACGAGGGCTGGACAAAAGAAACAAAAATAGATCCAAACGACGGAGACACTATTTTAAAGAATGCTGCTAAAGCAGCAGCAGAAAAAGCAGCAGCAGAAGCAAAAGCAAAGGCTGAGGCAGATGCAAAGGCAGCAGCCGATGCTGCAACAAACAACTTATTAAATGGTGGATCCTTCTTTGACTTTAGCGATGGTTATAGAGCAAAGGGCGGACTAATCAACCCAATGAAGTTTGCTATGGGTGGTTTTGCTAGAGGAACAGATACAGTCCCAGCAATGTTAACACCAGGTGAGTTTATTATGAGCAAGTATGCGGTACAGGCCCACGGTATTGATACTATGAAAGCAATCAACAGTGGCAAAACAACAGGTGGGGCAGTGTATAATAATACATATGCACTAACTGTTAACGCCAAGACAGATGCAAATCCAAACGAAATCGCACAAGCAGTAATGTCAACAATTAAACAAGTTGACGACAGAAGAATTAGAGGAGTGTACTTAAATGCCAGATAATGAAATAGACCCTAGGGTAGCCTACATTCAGGGACGAAAAAAATATCATAGACCAAGCGGAATGCTTTGGTCTGAAAACTCTGGAACTCTTCAAGATGGGCTTTATATTCCCTATGGATATGAAATAGGAGCAAGTCCAACTAATATTGAAACCCCAGAACTTTTAAACCAATTCCTTTTGATTACTGATGACAACAGGTCTCCTCTTAGTTTTTCAGAAGAAAGAATTGAAAAGCGAGAGAGAATGATTAATGGTCGGATGAGATCTTATCATATTGCAGATAAGATTACGCTAAGCACAAACTGGAACCTTATCCCTTCTAGATCTCACGAAGACGTGCCTACATTTAGCACAACTACGGGTATATCTCCTAACAAGTCCTACACTACTGACGGTGGAGCAGGTGGCGCAGACATGCTTGAGTGGTATAACTCGCACAAAGGATCTTTTTGGGTGTTCTTAACATATGATAATAAAGGTGCCTTTAAGTCAACGGCAGAACCATATGATCACTTGGCACAATATAATCAGGTAGTAGAAATGTTTATTAGTGATTTTTCATACTCCGTTGAAAAAAGAGGAACTAAGTTTGACTACTGGAATGTCTCAATAAGTTTGGAAGAAGTATAATGTTTGAAAACAAAGACTTACAAACATTTTTAGAGACCTCATCGACGGTACGCAACAAATCAGTAATCATAGCAGAATGGAATATGAATAGTCCAACCAACATAAAACATATTGGAAACTATAGATACAGACCAACAGAAAGTTCTTCAATCTACTCATCGCTTCCAACAAGTTTTGATATTAATGATGCTGGAAATTTTTATACAGGAGCAACCGACGCAGATGTTTTGGTTGATGGAACATTTAGCAATAACAATGTACCAACAACATTTTTAACAAAGAAAGAAAAATTAAACACTCTTTATTCTTTAGAGGCATGCTTTGAACAATTTAGACCAAGGTCGGGAATTAACAAAGCAGTATTTTTTGAAAATGGAAAATTGCATCACCCAAATCTTTTTATGGCTGATAGACCGAGATATTATATGGCAGATAAAAATGATAAGTTTAAGTACTGGACTTCATACAGAACAGAATCAGGACAGGAATATGGAATTGCATCAAAGATAAGAGGGTCTCAAAACTCTATCGAAGATGCCTGCCCTTTTGTGGTCTATAAAGAAAAGGTTCCAACAAATAGGCTTGTTATCAAAATGCAAACTCATACTGGTACAGAAAACTTAGGTCCATTTTCTTCGCCAACAGGATCAAAACCAGATGTATTTTTTGGAGATTTAAATAAAAAAGTTCCAAGCAATTGGAAAATTCAATTCCTAAAAGATGGAAATTGGCAAGATGTTATTTCTTTTAATCCATCAATCACAAGAATAGACGGCTCACCAATTATTAAAAGTGATGGTTATGTTGAGATTGCTTATGGTCTTATCGTTCCAAATGAGTGGAGATCAAAGTTTGTTTTTGCAGAGACTTATACTAGCACTAGCCTACTACCAGAAAAATCTGTAATTGGATATGCTTATCTTATTAAGACAAATGAAAAAGACATAGGTAGTTACCATATTTGGAACGGTACAGAGTATGAAATAATAACACCAAAGTATGGTTGGTATGTACAAGATGAAACAGTAGACAGACTAACAAACTTTGTTACTGATGCTACATCCCCTGGTGTATTTACAAGATCTCTAGATGGTAAGGAACAATACAGAGAGTTTGAATACATTTCTGGAGTAAGAATTGTTGTGGATGCAATGAACGTAAAAGACTCTACCTTTGACTTAATAGAGATTTCTCCACGACTTACTATGGACGTTTCTGATAAAACATTAGATTATTCTGTTAACAAGAGTGCTTCAGATCTTGGAATGAGTGGTTTGCCAGTAGGCCAGTTAATTGCTTCTAATGGAAGTATAAATATTTTTGATCATGATCAAGCCTTTAATGAAAACAACTCGTCAAGTATAATCTCCAAGTATATAAACAGACATGTTCAATTTAAATTTTATGAAGTCATCGTTGATGTAGATGGTTGGGATTACTTTATTCCAATAAAAACATTGTACTCCGATGCATTTCCTAAGCAAGACTTTATGGGCAAGACTGTTTCTCTTACTCTAAGAGATATGTATTGGTATTTAGAATCAACAACTGCCCCAGAAATGTTAATGACACAGGTGTCTGTTAGTTCTGCCGTATGTCTTTTGCTTGACAGCATTGGTTATTCTAACTACACATTTAAAAGAGTTGATGGAGAAAAAGAAATAATCATTCCATATTTTTTTGTTGCTCCAGACAAAAGCGTAGCAGAAATTCTTCAAGACTTGGCTATATCTACACAAACTGCAATGTTCTTTGATGAATATAATAACTTTGTAATGATGAGCAAAGATTATTTTATGCCAACAAAAGAACAAAGAGCAACAACCTTTGAACTTAAAGGAACAAAAGATTTTGTTACAGACAAAGAAATTAAAAATAAAGGAACTAACAATAGTAAGATCGCAAACGTTATTGAGGTTTCTGCTCAATCAAATAATGTGTATAACGATGGAGTTATCAACTACACAACAAGACACATTCAGAGATCGGTTGGTTCTATTAGGCAGGCAAGCCTTTTAGATGATGAAAGAGTCTATATTTACAAGCCTGCACTTCTTTGGGAAGTTTCTGGAACAGAAAACACAAAGTCAATTAATAATGAAGTAAATGACCAGTCTTCGTATGTCCTTAGCGCAATACCTTTAAACTCTAACTTAACAGCAGATGTGCCAGTTGTAAAAAATAATATTGTTATTAATAATACTTTTAGTCTTGGGGAGTCTGTATATTGGGTTACAAGATACAATGGCTACTTTTATTCACAGGGAGAAATTATAAAGTATGATGCAGTTCAGTTTAATGTTAGTGGCTATGGAAATGTTTGGATAACGTCTACAGAAGACTATCAAGACTACTTCTCTAAATTACCATTTAATGGGAAAATATATCCGACGGGACTTGTAAGGATCTATTCAGAGCCAAAATATTTTGAACAGTCTGGAGTAATTAAGTTACAAAACGGTCCAGTAGTAAAGCATGGCCGTGGACAATTTGGAACTGAAGTTGTAGCCCACTCTGCTGGAATATCTGACTATTGGAAGTCTGATGACAATGTTAAAGGCTGCTATATGTCAGCAGAATATTTGTTTGAAAAAAAGACCCCTGTTCCAGCAACAACGACAGACACTGCAGGTAAAACAACAGACACAGGAATATCTTCTGATGCTTTAGCAAGAACTTCTTCTAGAACAGGGCTAATTAAAAACTTTATGTCAACAGTTATGAGTGGAGAAATTACAACAGCGACACAGCCACATCCAGGATCAATTCAGTCTTCTGCTCTTTCTTTAACAGGTCCTAATTTTACAACAAAAGAAAAACCAAGAAATTTTGTATCTTATGTTCATAAATCTTTCCCAGACAAGAAGTACAAACATTTTGGTACAAGGCTAAGGATTGTTGGTAAAATAGAAAACGCTAAAAACTCAGGACAAACTGCAAATGGGGCTTCTACTTACTTTGTTGTAAATGGGTCCACTCCAGACAAAAACATAAATATATCTGGAGGCTCTGCTGGGTTAGCAGTAATGCTAAACACCTCTACAAATGTTGGCTATTACTTTGAGATAGCAGCCCTTGGCTTAGAAAAGTTATCGTCAGATGACAGAAGGTCAGTTAGCAATGTATTTTTTTATAAAATAAAGTCAAGTCAAGGTACTGCTACTCCTGTTGTTTTATATGATGGACTGGCCAATATATTAGTAGATGACGGAAGGTTTACTGGACAGTCTAGAATGTTTGCAGAAGAAAACCCAACTGTCTATGATTTAGCAGTTGAGTACAAAAATATAGGAAATATCCGTAGGTTTTATTTATATCTAAATGGAAAAATGATCAAGACTGTTGATGACACGGATCCACTTCCAGAATATTCTAACATTGCATTATTTACAAGAGGATCAGCCAGAGCAATGTTTGAAAATGTTTATGCGTTGTCTGGAAACTATTCTCAAAATACAACATTTTCTATAGACGCTCCAGTCAATTCAGTTTTTGGAGACAATGAAATAACTGCAAACGAGTCTTTTAGAAAATACGCAATGAGCGGTTTAGTTCAAAGCACGTATCTTTCTGGCATAGGGTCTTCAGAGCCACCTAAATACAGCATGTACTTTGAAGAGTTTGGAAGTATTATGAGAGAAGCAGCCGCATTTAATTTTAAATATGATAAGGCATACCCAGCCTTAACTGCAAAAATTTCTCCAACGTTTAATAATATAAAAGGATATGTTGTCTCTGGATTTAAAGCAGGATCCTACGGTGCTGAGTTTTTAATATTTAATGCAACAGACACACAACTTAACTTAGATGAGACAAGCGGAAACTATTTAAGAATTCAGGGTATCACCTTTACACAACAGTCTAGCAATAAACTTACAGTTGATGAATATTTTAACAAGAATAGTCTTGAGTTAAATCCGCAATTTGTTTCAGACAGATTAATTTCTAATCCGTTTAAATTCAAACAAGACTATCAAGATATTAAACTTAGCAGAATGACTTACGGTAAAAAAGATTTTTCTTTAGACACCCAATACATTCAGTCACAAGATGAGGCAGTAGGGCTTATGAAGTGGATAGTTGAAAAAACATCAAAGCCTAGAAAATCTTTGGGAGTTAAAATATTTTCAATTCCAACCATTCAACTTGGAGACATAGTTACTTTAGATTATGTAGAAAACAATGTAAGCATGGCCTCAAATCCACAAAATAGATTTGTAGTATACAATATTGATTTTTCAAGAAGTTCAAACGGACCAGATATGACATTATTTTTAAGTGAGGTAGTATAGTGACAGATAAAATTACCACAGGCAGTTCTACCGACGCAACCGCAGCACTGCCAAAAGCCGTAGTAAAAGTAGACAACACTTCTGTAAAGATTGCAACTCCAGATTTAATTATTTTTAAAGATGAACTTTTAAGTATTGAAACAATGACAGACTTAATATTTGAAGATATTGGTGGTTATGAGTTAGCAACAATATCAAGACACGATTTAGTAAATGGTCAAAAGGTTAATTATTCTCCAATTAAAAACCTAACAGATCTATATTTACAGTACAACCCAAACAATATTTTAAGTCTTCAATCTTCCGACTCTTACTTTAAATCTTTGTCCTTTTCTATTTTTGATAGACTTCCTGAGTGTGGTACGGGGTATGACATAAGCCCACCTGACGATAACCCAAACGAAGAAGACAAGACTAAGTGGAAAAAGACACCAAACTGCAAAGCCGTATATATTGACCCAATAACAGGGGATTTGGTTATTAATCTAATCAATACCAGGAAAGAAGAGCAGTTAGAGGTTCAGGTACTAAGCAGTGGAGATGTTTTTAGTGATACAATACATAGTGGAGGAAATTAATGATAACTAATATAGGTAAAAATCTTTTAGCCAAGTATCTTGTAGGGCAGACCC